GACCCAAAGAACGAATACCCGTATCAGATAGGAAGATAAGGTCATTACCTGTACCCTGCACTGAATCACGAGCAATACAACCCACACCAGCAATAACATCCGATACAGCAAAAGAAGCTGTTAGAGGGTTATCAGCACCTGAGTAAACAATTATGTTATGCTCACAGAAGATAATCAGGAAGCCATTATGTAGCGCTAACGCTGTAATAGTATCTACGTTGTTTGGTAGTACAGAGGCTATGTTCAATGACCCGCTTGAGCCCCCTGCAAAGTAAGGGAAAGTACCAGCTATATCATCTGACCAATAGACAGTAGAACCATCATGTACCCAGAAGCGACCATAACCAGCTATAACATCATTAGGGTAGCTTGTTCCATAGTTAGGTGTATGGGAGCCGTGTGCAGTGTGATCTGTTACCAAGTCTGCTACAAGGGTTCCTGTCTCTGCTGTTACGAACAAAGGAGCATGACCAGTTTGAACCAACATAGCGTGGTCATTAAGAGTAGCACCCTTCCAGTTGTTAGCTGTTATCGTGTACCCTGCTGGTGTTATGTCAACAAGAGAACCACCGTCAGCACCCTCTTTAAACAACTTACCGTTGCCCCCAGAGAGGGTAACAACAGTGTTGTCAGCGTTAACATGCTCCATCAAGAAGTCTATGGTAGCACCAGCTAGTTGAGTAACACCACTGTTTGTACGCATCTGCCAGCCCTTACGAGAGCCTAACCGACCATACTTATCAATAACCACATTGTCTGTAAGTTGAGCAAAGTTGGGTGATAAGGTGATGCCACTCTCTTGTGTGTTTAACCCGAAGAAGCCGGGAGATACTACTGAGAGTGTTTGGAGTTGTTTCATACGCTATACCAAATAGTGTCCTCTGGGTGACGAGCCGCATCCATTGCAATCTCATCTGCCAATGCCGACTGAGCAGCAGCGTAGGCGTTCATACTTTGTTGTCCACCGTCTTCGCCTCGCTCTTCAATCGCCATCGCCGTAGCTAACAGGATGATAGGACGGGTAGGGAGCACAACAGTTTCAGCATCCTCTGTTAACTCTTGGTTACGCAGGGTGACGTTGAAACGGATGTCATAAACACCATCAGGGATAGGGTAGATGTCTACTTGAGTATCCCGATCTGCACTAACACCGTTAAAGTTGTAGAAGGCTGGGATACCCCTCTCAGGGTCAGCCATCAGCAACGCTTGGTCAAACCAGTAACCAGTCTGATACTTCATGTCGATGTTACTTGTGTCGTTTAACACATTTAACACCTTAAAGTTATTCTGGGAGCCATTTAGCTCATAGTTAAACACGTCGGCTGTCGTTGTCAGGGTTAGTGTAGAGCGTAAGGCACTCCAGTCCCAAGCGACCTCTACTTGGCTTTTGGCCTCGTTAACAAAGTCACCAATCAGACGGGCGTAGCTGTTAGAGTTACCTGTGCCTTGTACCGTATCAACTTCACTCTCTCGGAGCCTACGCATCACTTTATTGACAAGTTCTAAATATGTCATTTATCTTTTCCTTTGTTGCTATTATACCACAGATTTCTCAGGTTGTCAAGCTTTTTCTGTTAAATGTTTTATTAGTAGACACCTTGGTAACCGCCAGCACCCAACCCATCAACAGATGTTCCATAACTACCGCTCTCATTATATGAACCCGTACCCCCACCACTACCACCGCTAGACCTTACAAAATCCCCTGAGTCAACTGCTGATTGGGAGGCGACGTATTGTCTAGCCTGTTCCCTTTGTAACTCTTCACTCCGAGTATTGTAGTTAGTTAAGTTACTTAGTACAGGAGCACGATTACCCATAAGTGCTTGTATAGAAGCGGGAACCATCATTCTTTGTAGTTGCCCCATACGAGCATCTTTTTCAGCTTGTGTTTGAAGATCAAAGTATGCTTCTTGTTCTGGAGTTAGCGCAAAATTACCACCACCGCTTTCGCCCCCGCCAGTCATCATACCCGACCCCGACAGGGCAGCTTCACGGCGACGTCGCTCTTCCTCGTCTAACACAAGCTGATCTCTCGCTTGTATATCCCGTGAGATGTAGAAGGGGTCTTCACGGTATCGAGCATTGTCATCTGTCATAGAGGTAACAGAGAGCATAGGGTTACCATTGACCTTTGGAACAGCCTCCATCAAGTCTCTAACATAGTCAGCAAAAGCCATTATTTGTTCCTCTTGTTCTTCTTTGAACGCTCATTGCGCTTTGGTAATTGTCTTTTCATACTCCACCTTTCGTTACAACAAGCCAGATAAGCCCAGCTACAATGACTACCCCTGTTAAGACAGAGGCAATAATTAAGAATCCGTTAATCCAAGCCCACATCAACTCTTTACGTTTTGCTTTGGCTAACGCAATCTCTCTAGCCTCAGCATCACGTTTACGCTTTGCCTCCGCTTGGAACTTTAACCAATCATCCCAAAGCCCTGCTCTGCCTTGATAGATGAATAACTCTTGGATAGCCGCTTCATGTTGCTTGATCTGCTCAAGGGCAAAGAAAGCCTCAGAGTCTGACCCTGATTTGTTAGCCTTCTTTGCAAGCTCAGACTTAGAATCAAAGAACTTGAAGATGTGTTGACCCGCTGCCATAATGTCACCACCGTTGGCTATAGTCTCCTTAATAACACCAAAAGCAGCGTTGGCTATCGCAAGTTCAGCAAGCATTATCTATTCCAATATGTTAAAAGCCATGTAAGGAGACCACCAGCAATAGAGGCAATAGTCATACCCATCCAGAACCCACCTTTGCTTTTGTTAGCAAGTGCTAGTAGCTCCTTAATGTCTGTCTCCATGCTCTCTACTTTACAAGTTAAGTTCTCAACCTGTGCTGTTAGTCTCCCATACTCTACGGGATCTATGTTTGCCATTTATTCCTCCGCTGGGGAATCTGCTGATTCCGGTGTATTACCCTCGTCCAGCCACTCTAAGTAGGCTTGGTAATCGGTGTTGGCGGGGTCGAAGGGGATAAAGGCGTTGTCGGACAGGCGTTGAACATACGCTGCTTCTAATCCGGTATCCGTGTCTTTGAGTTTTTTGTACATTTATAGCTCCGCAGATGCTGTTGTGCCAAGAACAATTGTTCCATTTCCATCTCCAATGGCGTACATTCCTGCGCCCGATGAATCTAAAGGACCAGCTAAATTAAAATTTGAGCCGGTTGTAAAATTGTATGTAGCTATTGTAGGTGCGGCTCTCATGTTTGCATCAAATGTCCAAGTCCAACCCAAGCCGTTTCCAAGCCCTGCTGCATAGCCCTGCCACCGCCAATTTTGGTATCTGTAATAACGCTTGCAAAGCATCAATTCAGTACCATACTGCCTACGCTCAAAAGGAGTCGCTACGCTTCCCGCTTCGAGTTGTACGCCTGTGACGTAGAGGGTTGCTCCGCTTGTGCCGACTACTGATGTAGCGCCTGTGGCTGAGAAATAGTTAGCACCAGCCCATGCGCCAGCAGTTCCTGAGTATGTTGAACCGACACCAAGCCCAAAACACACCATAATCCCGCCTGTATTGTTTGTAGCCCAAGTACCTGTTATATCTCCAGCAATAGTTATTGAAACCGTTGTCCATGTGTTAGCCACGGGGATGGAAAAGCTGAATGGATAAGACCTGTTTTGATCGTAGTTTTGTAAAGCACCGCCAAAAGTTCCAGTCAAACTTGAGTAAACACGAAACGACAAAGTTATAGGTGCCGCAGATGCAGTACCCCAAGCAAGGTCAGCAACATTAAAGCCTTCTATAGTGTGACGCAAAAAGAAATAGTCTGTGCTAGTAGTAGCGTGTGCAGATGATGAGGTAACACCTAAATAGTTTGTAAATCCTACAGGCAAAGTTACAGAGCCAGCATTTTGCTGAACCGTAAATTTTGCTGCTTGGCTATGTACTGCACGCCAACGATCCAGCGTAAATGGATTACCTGTAGCCGTCACACTCGCCCCAGCGTTCCTCTGGTCAATCCGCATATCTCCGTTCTGAATGCGGTTCCTGCCAGCCATGTTAGACTCGGTAGGTGTGTAGCTGTTTATGGTTGCTGTGTTGCCACCACTAGCGTCGGTGATTGTTGAGACTGATAATGTACTCATG